GCTCGCGCCGATCGTGGAGTTCTTCGAGCATCCGGCGCTGTGTCTCAATAGCTTGATTATCAGCAAGAGGAACTGCCCCTTTGCCGCCATTACATGCTGCGCAGCTTGTAATTAGATTGAGAGGGTCGTTCGCCCCGCCTTTGGCTACGGGATGAATGTGATCCACATGCAGCACAGCATCCGGAGCCTTCGCCCCGCAGTATTGGCAAATGAACTTGTCGCGCTTGAAAATCTCAAACCGAAGCTTCTTTGAGAGTTGGACGCGTTGAAATATTGCATCGCCGATGCTATCTTTGTTCTCAACCATATTGAACCTGTGTATTCGATGTGGTTAGGGTCGAGGTAGAGTGTTGACGCACTCCCTCGTCCCGATTTTCTGAATGTAGCAAATCACTAACCGCAAATCGAACTCGCCAACCTAAGGCGTCAAGGTTCCCCACCATATTTGATGCGACATATTCGATCATTTCCGGCTCGCTTTCGGCGCCCATCCGCGCATCCTGGCGCAACTGGCGAAACGACAGGCTGTTTGCAGTTTCGTCATGTCTTTTGTTTTCTCGAATTCGCAGAGATAAAATCGAGCCGCGAAGCTGTAATCTTCTGCAGTGGGCTCGTGCGTTTCAAAATTAGGAAAGCGCGCGGGAACCATTTTCTATGGCGTCAGTTCGATATGTGGAATGAAAGACGCGATCGTGTGGATGTCTCCGCTAATTACGGCGAGTTCGATAGCAACGAACATGAGAAATGTGATGATAACTGCCTTGAACATGATAGCTCCTATTCCGACCTTCGCAGCTCAATGACCGCACGTATTTCCGCTCTATGCACATCTATCGATCGCAAGAACTCCAACGCCTCCTGCAAATCATCGAGCACCTTTGCCTTCTCGGCTGGCTTGCGTCCAAATGCGCTTGGCGAGGCCAGAGACAGCCAATTATGAGCGGTGAGGACGGAGAGAGCGTGCTTCGCAATGTTGGATGGTTTCATGGGTTCACCGCTTCATTCCGATTGGTCCGATGGTGCGATTGGTCCGAGGGCGACAAAGAATTTGCTCTTGCTCCGGCCGTTCGCGTATTTGCTGGCTGGCTGGCTGGCTGGCTGGCTGGCTGGCTGGCTGGCTCAGCGAATAGCGGCCCGTGATCTTCGACGCCGTTGAGTCTCGCCTTCATCGCGGCATGAGCGCGCCCATTAGGTCCAGCCAAAACCAGCCCCATGCGGCGAGCAATGTCGGCTTGATATTCAGGCTCGCGCTCGATCAGCACGGCGTTGAAGCCTTCGCGATAGGCCGCCTCGCCTGTTGTGCCGGTTCCGGCGAACATATCAAGCGTTGTGCCGCCCGGAGGCGTGATCATGCGGACAAGCCAGCGCATCAGATCAACAGGCTTGACAGTCGGATGGCGAGATCCTAGCCGATCGTCGCTGTCCGCCTTGGCGCTGTAGAAAAATCGCGCGGCACTGCCCCCGTTATCGGCGAAGCCCGACGACAGCCGGCCATCCTCTTTTCCGTCGCCAAAACCAAATTGTGTTTTAACCTTATTGACTCTGACCGCATCTGAACTTGCTGCGGTCAGCGGGAACGCCGCCAGCACTTCGGGCGAGCCATCATGGCAGATATTGGCGGGGAAGCGGCCGGGGGGATTAACGCGGGAAAAAACACGCTCGTCGCGGCCGTATGCACTATTGCCCCCGCTGTCGCCATTGCGCATCGTAACCGTTTGCTCGTCGCCAATCCGACACCCATCAATATTGATCGCCCCGGTTCCCCACTTCAGGACATTAGCCGCAACGGTCTTTTCTGAAAGTGGCTTGCGAGCAAGGCATATTGGTTCGTGCGCTGGCTTTAGGGCGGTGCCGAAGCCTTCCCATTGCTTGGCGGCGTCAGTGGCGGGAGCGGTGATAATTCGATCATCTTGCGTTCGAACAAACGTCCCGATAGGCGGAGCAAGTTTATCGAGACTACTGCGCTGAATATGGTCCCCGGCATATTCTCGGGTGCCGACAGCCTCACGCTCCGCGCCAGCCGCCTTGTCGATAGCTTTTGAAACATCAAGCGACTTCGGGAATCCCGCCCCGAAGATCCATGAAAGCTGATCGCGAATCTCAAACCCGGCGTCTTCAATCGCCACAACCATTCTATGAGCGCATCGCGTGGCCCCGAATGCCACCAAATGACCGCCCGGCTTCAGCACGCGGAGAACTCCGGCCCAAAGTTCACAGCGAAAGGCGATATTATCTGCGGCATCCCAGTCTCGGCCCATAAATTTCAGGCCGTAGGGCGGGTCAGTCACGCATGAGTCTAGAGAATTGTCAGGCAAAGACTTCAACACGTCCAGGCAGTCGCCTGAATGGAGCGTCACGCGGCCATTTAGAAAATCTTGAGAACTCACGCGCGACCCTCGATCCAGACAAACAGACGCCGCACCCACAGCGCGCGAGCATATGAAACGCCAAGCATGACCGCATTCAGCGCCAGCGCTCGGCCAAGTTCGATGCCGAACATATGCAACACGATTTGCGCGAGTACGGCGCCGATCGTCATTTGCGTTGCCGCTTCGATATGCTGGATCAAGCTGCGCACTCCTGCTCGGCCAATGTCTGCTCAGCCTCTGCGCGCAGGACGGAGAGAGCGTGTTTGGGGATGCTAACGGATTTCATTCTGCAGCAATCTCCGTAAGCAAAGGGGCATCGTCCATAATACGGGTGCGCGACAAATCGACATAGCTTTGATTGAGTTCGATCAGCGTGCAGTCGCGCCCGAGTCGATCGGCAACAAGACCTGTTGTTCCGGCGCCGCCGAAAGGGTCGAGGATGTTCCCTCCAGACGGACACCCAGCCTTGATGCAACGTTCGGCCAGCGCGGGCGGGAAGGTCGCAAAATGCGCATCGGCGAAGGGCTTTGAATTGATCGACCAGACGTTGCGGAGGTTGCGACGGCCGCCCACGTCTATCCATTGATCATCGTTGCCGCGCGCGCCGTTCGCATCCGCATAGGATAGGCGGGCGTCTCGCTTGAACCCGTTGCCGCTCGGATGATCAGAAACGGACGCCTCCTTGACCGCCTCTGCGTCGTAAAAGTAGGTCGCGCTTTTCGTCAGCAGATAAATCTTTTCGTGCGCGCTGGTCGGCCGATCAGTCACACTTTCAGGCATAGGGTTCGGCTTCGCCCAAATGATTTCCGACCGAACCCACCAGCCGTCCGCTTGGAGAGCCAGAGCCAGCCGCGCCGGGGCTAAGCAAAGGTCTTTTGGTTTGAGTCCTGGTATGCGCTTTGTACTCCCGGTCCCGGTCTGCCCTCGCGGATGAGCCGCGATTTGGCGAGCGCTTACGACTGATCTGCCGGCCATTTGCCCGGCTCTGCCCTGCGCACCCCATGAACCCGCATAAGAATCGCCGATGTTGAGCCAGAACGTGCCGCTCGGCTTCAACACGCGGCGCAATTCTCGACAGATATCGACCATTGTTTCGAGATAAGCGTCTAGTGTTGGCTCAAGCCCAATCTGGCCCGCGCAACCATAATCCCGCAGGCCCCAATACGGCGGCGACGTCACAATGCAATCGACGCTATCAGCCGGGAGCGCCGGAAGAACGTCGCGCACATCGCCTTGAATGATTGTAACTGTCATTCCACTGCCTCAACATAGCGAGTCACGCTGCGCACTCCTGCTCGGCAAGCGCCCGCTCAGCCGCGGCGAGCCAGAATTTATATTGCGATCGCGACAGCCTCGCCGCACGGCGCCGGAGCGATCGGTTGCGCTTTGCTTCCGCAACTTCCGCATCGTTCCAGCATCGCGAAAGTTCGCGGTCATATTGGATCTTTTCTTTAATCGCCCAATCGATGTTCATGCGATCAATCCATGTTGAAAAGGGGAGACGGCATGCTTGCCCATGTTGTTCCGTCTCCCCTCCACGCCAGATGCCCTCGATTGCCTAGTTTAATGAAGTCCCAGCCCGGCTAGGCGCGCATCGAGAGAGTGTATGTCCTGCCCTTGGCTCCGGGATCAGGGGGAGTATCCAGGCTGGGTGACTGAATTACATGGAGAGTTGCCATTTCCGGCCTCGATAGCCGTCATGATTCGACTAATAGCGCCAATGATCGCTGCATCTCCGTCATCTATGTGCTTTTTGATTTTAGCAATCGCATTGTGGATTGTTGAGTGGTCCCGACCACCAAATACGCGTCCGATCATAGGCAGAGACACGCCCGTCATTTCCCTGGCCAGAAACATGGCGATGTGACGAGGTAATATGATATCCCCGTGGCGACGCGCGCTTTTAATGTCCGTCTTGCTGACCTTGAATTCAGTGGATGTACAATCGATAATTCTAGCGACGGTCAGGCGCCTCGCTCTATCCTCAGAAATTGCGGCTCCCAGATCTTCTATCTCGAACCTCTTCATTGAAGCGACGTCGGCTTCGAGTTTCTCCAAGCGCTTCATCACAAGTTGCAGTTCTTCATCCTTGCGCACGGCTTCTAATTCAATGGCTTTCGCATTCTCGATCGCCGCCTTCTCTTCCGCAGACATGGCGAGGACGACGATCGGTTGAGAAACGGCTAACCCCATTTTGCGCCGGATCGTGAGACGACGCTCCCGCAATTCTGATAGGATGTCTGGGCTGGCAAGTTCTTGCTCTGTGACGCGAATATTCATTTACGCAATTCCTTTTTAAGGCCCCAGCAGAACAGCGCGGCCTCTACGTCGGCGAGGGATCGAACCACGGCGAAAGATATGCCCTTGGCCGCGAAGGCCGCGTGCATGGCTTGCTGCTCCGGCTGGGTGCGCCCTGTTGGGGATTTGACTTCGATGAACCGCACGATTGAGCCCGGCTGGATGATCATCAAATCAGGCATGCCGGCGAGAAGGCCGACGCGCTTGAGATTCGCGCCTTCGATCGCTGATCTGCGCGACCCCCCGTTCGGGACGGAAGCGATGACGCAATCGGGAAGTGCTAGCCGCAGATAGGTGACGATCCTCGCTTGGAGCTTGTCTTCGAGGCGCCGCTTCCGCGCCGGGCGCGCTTGGTCGATGGCGTCGCAGATCGCGCTCATTCAACGAGCCTCGTGTGCGCAGGTGCGCGCGTGCCTGATTGGAAATACATTGTCAAGGCATCCCTATGTGCGTTTTATAGAGATCAACAATTGCCTCAAATTCTGTTCGTTCGGCGTGGTCAATACGGCGCAACCGAATGACCTCCTTGACCGCCTTCACATCGAAGCCGCGACCTTTCATCTCCTTGTAGACATCGCTAATATCGTCGCCGATGCCTTTGCGTTCTTCAGCCAACCGTTCGACCCGCTCAACAAACGCAATTAGTTCGCGTGCGGCAATTGAGGGTTCTTCGGCGCCAGAGTTATGTCCAATTGTCATCACGACACCCTCCAGCAACCGAGCTTCTTCTCGCCTCCGTCATCAAAATTGCGGAACATGAATTTCGCTCCCATCGTCGCGCCAATTACGAGGAATCGGCTTTGCAATGACGATCTCGCCGAAGGAAGCGGATAGGTAAAAATCATCGTTTCCCCGACTTTCATTGCCCGGACCTTTTCCGCGAGGCTGCTTGTTTTCCCGCCTCGAGGGCGAGGCATAGGCATCCCGGATTTGACTTCGACCTGCAGCCGCTCGTCGGTTAGCTTAGCCATTCGGCCGCGCCTCTAATGCGATGATTTCCTGCTCGATCGCCGCAGCCTCATTGAGACGCTGTTGCGCCTCATCAGCGAGGGACTGCGACGACAACGACAACTGCAAGCTTTCAGTCGCGCATCGAGAGCGCTTTGATCTGAGCATGTAGAGCTTCAATCTTCGCGTGAGCGCGCTTAATTTCCTCAACAATGTGACGATACTCGCCATCTGTGCTTTCTCTTTCGAACCTGGCCGTTTCGGCCTTTTGACGCCCCAGTTTTTCTTCCGCCGCTCTGATGCACGCAACGAGCGACGCCTTGGGCTCCCGCATTTCGTTATAAAAAATGCTCTTTGCCTGTCGGTATGTGATCCCGCATTTGCGGGCGGTGCGGGCTAGCCACGCCTCCCGCGTCTCGGACCAAGCTCTTTCGCCTGCGATAGCGATGAAGCGATCCTTTAAATCACACGCAACAGTACTCATCCGTTCGGAAAACCTTTCCAACATCTCGGAAACCTCATGCGCCATAATCAGGGCGTTGGAAGGAACCGACGATGAAGTCTAAAAACGAACACGGTAGTGAGAACTCAACTTGGAACCCGATTGGCTTGCCGGCCGCGCGGGTGCTACAACGTGTGCTAGATAAACTCTATGAGCTTCCGACAGGGTTGCCGCCCTGTCAGACGCGCCGCCTCCGTAAGAGGGCGGAAAAACGAGAGCAACGCATTATCGACTCGGCCAGGGCGCTCGTTGAAGCGCCTGGCGCATGGGGCGAAATGCGCGACCGGTTAGACGCGATGGATGCTGTCGTGCCGGGGAGTGAAACTGTTCCGGTGCTCGTCCAAGATCATCAGGACGGCGGCGCCGAACGCGATGAGATTGTAGATCCCGAGAACAGTCGTGGGCGATAAGAACTCATGCAATATGACTATTGCCCTCCCTTGAAAATATCGAATACCCTCTTCATCGCCAGTGATATGGTGATGGACACCACAGAGACAGCCAAGGTAAAAGCCATCGCCGCCACAGAGGCTATGATGATGGCGGCGCTGGTGTACGCCACGTTGGTCATAAACTCTTTAATCATTGGCTGCTCCGAACGCTTCGCGCAGGCGCGCGAAAGCCGACGCTGCCTTGAGACAAAGCGCGCCAATGAAAAGCCCGACCGCAACAGCAATCAGGGCCGTTAATCCGATGACGTGATAGGGAACGAGCCAGAGCGACGACCAAACGCGCCATGCCTGCTCGGCGATGTCCGATTTGATTTCGTGAAAGGCGCTCATCAGTCAACCTCTCCGGCGCCGCGCGCGCGCATCTGGCGGATGACGGATTCGAGCGCTTTCGAGACTTCATCGGCTTGCGCGATGTCGAGGCGGATGCTGACGGGGCCGACGTCGAGATAGACGGAAACGCCCTCGCCGCTCACGGCTCCGCCATGGAAAAATTCTTCGATGACGGGTGACGCTTCAGCCAGAACACCGGACATCATTCTGCTCCTGCGGAAATTGGAAAAGGGGGCGGAGCTTCAGATTGGAAATCGTCTGATATGAAATCATTCGGCATAACTTCGCCGGAGGTAGCGGCCATAATGGCCTGCATTCCAGCCCAATCCGGCTGGGTGCGGCCTTTCCGCCAGCGCAAAACAGTGGTTCGATCACGCCCCACTCGCAGAGCGAAGTCGTCGTCATTCATTCCGTGGGCGGCAAGATATTCTGCGAGCTTCATTCGCTCAATGTGCAGTGATTGCACGTTCCTGTCAAGCCTAAATGTGCATTCATTGCCATGGAAATTGATAGACGCATGTGCATTAGTTGCACATGCCTAAAAAGACACTAGGAAACCTTGATCAGCGCGAAAAGGGAAAGACATTCCTTCGGGAATGGCGCAAAAGCGCGGGGCTCTCTCAGGAACAAGCGGCTGACGCGATCGGAATTGAACGGTCCTATCTAAGCAGGATAGAGCGCGGCGAAAACGGCTACAGTCAAGAAATATTGGAATCGGCAGCCGAAGTTTATGGCTGCCGACCACAGGATCTTCTTGCGGCACCTCCGCCTAGTGAAGGCCGCCAATCTGGATCGCGCGCCCTGTCGGAGACAAACGCTGCACGATCGAAATATTTGGCATCTCTCGCAAGACAGATCGAGTCTTCTCAAGAGACTCCTCAACCTGGAACCCCTCTTCTTGCGCCGCCTCCAGCTCTTTCAGCCGCTCCCAAAGGACGTAAAAAATCCGGCTCTTCAAATTTGTCAAAGTCGCCTCCCAAACCGTCGGATTCTTGAAAGCGCGTCAATAAGGTGACTGTTCAAATCTACCGTCATGATCCAGATGGGTTCGACGACAGAATTCAGTTGTCCGGAAATTCCGGTCAACGTGCGGAAATTCCCCCACATTATTTGACCTGATCAAGCCGCCCGGCGCGGACTTTTTGCGCCGCAATCCAGAGGCTTGCAAAAAATCGTGCATTCATCGCACATTTATTGTTGACAGCGCCGTGCATTCATTGCACATTAAGCCCATCAACCGATGGGAGCGCCGACATGGCCGACATTGCCCACTACGATTTCAGCGCGCTTGAGGCCGCTTTTGCCGAGCAAGCCCGCGAGATAGCCGAGCGCGCCGTTCAGGCCCGCGCCGACGCCTACACGAACGCTCCCGATACGCTGGACACCATTGAGCGCGGCATGGCCGCCATGGACCCCGCTCGTTTGTGCTGTCGCCTTGGCGAGATGATCGCCGAGGAAACCGGCCGCCCCCGCCGATACATGGGCTTTGGCGGCGAAACTGTTCTCATCAATTTGAAGGGCGCCCTTCGCCACGCCGTCAGGGCCGCGAACAAGCGCGACGCCGCTTAGGAGGGGTTCGACATGACGTTGACCCATGAACGGCTACTGGAACGGCTGCATTACAACCCGATAACTGGGATATTCATGTGGCGCGAACCGCTCAATAACAGGATCAAGGCTGGCAACAAATTAGCTGGCACCATAAAGCCATCTGGTCATTGGCGCATCACCATTGATGGGAAATTTTATTACGCGCATCGTTTAGCTTGGTTCTACATGACAGGCAGATGGCCTGATGGAGAAATCGACCACATAAATTCAAACCCAACAGATAATAGTTTTGTAAACTTACGTGAGGCGACAAGGTCTCAAAATTCAGCGAACACGCGGCGGCGCTCTGACAACACGTCAGGCCTCAAGGGGGCTAGTTGGAGCAAGAGCAGACGCAAATGGATATCCCACATCAAGAACCAACATATAGGCAGCTTCACAAACAAAGAAGATGCTCACGCAGCATATTCAGCTGCCGCCGAAGAAATGTTTGGTGAGTTTGCGAGGTCTTCATAATGACTATCACCGATTACATCTCGTGGTTGTCCGAACAAATCGACGAGCTGACCGACAAGCTCAACGCGGAGCGCGTCTACGGCCCGAAGCATCGCGCCATGACGAAAGAGCGCGCCAGCCTGATCGCAGAGCGGAAGATGTTGATGCGCGCACCGATCGGCTGGGCGCGCTACGCGCCGGAACAAATCGCCGCAGAATAGGGGAACATTATGAGTCATTCCAGTATCGCAGTCCACGATGTGGATAAAGCAAAAATGCGCGTCACTCAACTCGAAATGGCGTCAGTTCTGCGCCTCGAATTGAACGACGACTATGAACTGATTGCGTTCATGCCGACCGATCAGTTCGCGCGTATCCAGCGCGCAACCGAAGCGTTCAACGCGATTATGAGCGAGCAATACGAGATCGCCGCACCGTCAACATCAATCGCGGCGGAGTAACACGCTAATCCTATCTGCAACAAAAGGAAGCCAGATGATTACCAGAGAAAACGGCATTCATAACCAGTTTCGCCACGGCGACGTGCTCGTTGAGCGCATTGGCGACGCGCCGGCAATGGTCCCATCGAAAGACCCGGCGCCAACCCTGGCCGAAGGAGAAACCAGTGGGCATTCTCATCGCGTCTATGGCGGCGCAGTTATGTTCCGCGACGATGGATTT